CAGTAATAGATTTTAGTGAATTTATTATTGAAGTAATAACAGCTTTAGCGTTAGGATCTACAATTGAAGACAATACTCCTGTAATTGTTGGTTGAGCGATAGGTGTTCCACCATAAAATCCTAATCCAGAAACGTTTGTACCAGTCTCAACAATTACAGAACCATTACCAAATAGTCTAACTCCAGCAACACCAGCGGCAGTTCCGCAAATATCTAAAGTGTATCTTGAAGCGCTAAGGTTTGCTAATTCCATTAACACTCTTGGTGTTCCAGCGCTAGACATTCCGTATATCTGAAACGAATTTCCTAATCTAAGTCCATTATTTCCAGAGGTTGCTGGAGTTGGTCCTATAGATATGTATGTTCCTGTTACTATAATATTTCCTGTTGTATACGTTCCTGTTGTTATTACGTTTTGAGATCCGAAATCTCCAGGAGTACTTTCAGTTATAACTGTAGATGTTCCAGCGTCGCTTATTTGAGCATCATCTCTAATATCATTATTTAGGATGTACGCTCCTATTGTTCCTGCGTTAATTCTTATGCTAGCAAGAACTATATTTGCATATCTAACAGCGTAAACACTTGATGCGTCCGGGATTACACCAAACGCATTAACATCAGCCTGTTTGCTTACTGTATCGTATGCATTTATATATCTAAATTGACCAACGCCTGTCCCTGCTGATATGTATATTGGAGCATTTACAAACCAGTCATCTAAAAGATATCCGTTTGTTGTTGGTTCAAGTATCATATAATTTACATTAAATGGAGCCTGAACAAATCCTGAAACATATTTATCATGATATCTGAGGATATTATCTATAACAACAATTTTATCTGATCCAGCATCAATAAATATTTCGTAGTAAGTTAGATTTGTTTCTCTACCGTTACCACTTGCAAAGTTATCTCTAACCATTCCATTCGGGCAAGTATCTACGACTATTCCATTTCTTCCATTATTTTTTGATGTGTTATCGCAAAGTTGTAAACTAGAAGAATCTGTTACGTATATTCCGTGACCACCAAAAGAATCTGCTGTATTATTTGAAATTCTAACAGTTCTGTTTGATGTATTTGTTGGTATACCTTGATTTCTAACAGTTATGCCATCATAATCTGAACCCATTAATGAATCAGCTCTACCAGTACCTTTATTATTTGATATATCAACACCATCGCATCCTAGAACAAGTATAAATCTAGAATTATTTCTTCCTCTATTTCCTAAAATTTGAACATTAGAACAATCTGCTATTCCAAAACCATATTGTCCAGCACCAGCAACTATAATGTCATCATGATCTAGAGCTTCATTGCTTGATATAAGAATACCATCAGAGAGATCGATAAGACATCCACTTATAAGATTTCCTATAAATCTGTTGTTTATAACTTCTATATTAGTTGGACGGTTACCACCAACACCTTGTCTGCAAACAAAACCTATACCAGTATTATTTCCTACAGAACCATTTGTTTTGAATTCACAATTATCTACAGTTACTTTATCTACAGAAAAGCCACCATCAGCTTCTATATTGATTCCATTTTCAGCAGCAACTGGATCTAGTAAATATCCAGTGTTATTATAAAATCCATCCTTAAACAATAGTGAACTTCCGCCAATAACAGAACATCCAGCTCTGCGATTGTGATGAGAATTAACTCTTAATTGGAAAATACGATCTGAATTTCCTGATATAAATATTCCATCATACCAATGATATAGAAATTCTGTATCTTCAATTCTTACGTTTGTTGAATTTAGTATATATAATCCATAACCACTATTAGGAACAATTCCGTTTAGAAGTTGTCCTTCAATTTTCAAACCTTTGATATATACATTATCTATTACGTTTAATCTGAATGCCAAACAATCTTGACCAACAATTTCAGATACAAGAATTCTTCCACTAATAGAAAGTAAACTAACATTACTTGGAATATCTATTAAATTAGTTTGTGGATCCAATAGATAGTAAGTCTTGTCTGAAAACAAAACTATACCACCAACTAATGAAGCTGCATTTAATGCACCTTGTATTCCAACAGAATCATCGTGTGTAGGATCATCTCCGATAGATCCGTAAGATTCTGGATAAAAGAATCCAGATAATTGAGTATTAGGAATAACTACATTATCACTTTCATCCCAAGACATAATTTACCTTACACTTTCTAGTTACGTTATACTACTACATTTACTACTAAGGTTTTACACTCAACTATTAAACGTTTTTCAATCCAAACGTCATTTCCTTAGTAGAGTAACGTATATAACTAGAAATCAACTCCTGTCCTATAATTGCATTAATATCTAAAACTTCATCAACTGAAACGCAAACCATTATATTCTTTTCAAATGGCGTCCATTCTGTTCGTGGATGCCAAATAGCATGAGTACCTGGAAGAATGAATTTTGCAGGCAGATAAGGAACATTAGCTCCAGATGCAACTAGGTCGTTTACGTTTTGTTTATCTGTATCGAAAACTAGTATCCATCTACCTACAGGAGAATCTATAGATAACTGAATATCCATATCTATTACTCTTGTGGCCGATGTTAGTATAACAGAAAAATCTTCGTAACCACTTTCCGTATTAGTTCTAAATGTTGCACGACAGTGATTCTTACGGATACCAGCTTGTAAGTTAACTATGTTTGCGCGAGCCATTTTTATTTACCGTTCCCTTCAATCTTGGGATAATTATAATACAGATAATACTAAAAAACACATCAATAGAATTCTTGAAAATTAATGTTTGCATTAACAATGCAGTTTCCACCAACACTAGTAGCTACAACACATAATACATCTTGTACATTCAATAAACCTGTATAGACAAGCGGAAACTTTCTATAAGATTGACCTGATGTAATCCCTCTTGTGCTTCCCGCTCCGGCTGGAATACAACCAGAATTGATTACTATTCCACCAGCAATTACATCTGCATTTAGATTATATTGAGTTATTGAAAAATTAGCATCAACATCTAACCATGTAGGAGCAACTCCTCCAGCAGTTAATGTTGTTGGATTTAATACAAGTTCAAATGTGCCGGAATTTGTTCCGACCATTATATCTAATTCTTTGAATAATATTTGACCTATATTTCTAATACCATTTGGACCAGTTGTTTTAGCTCTTATACTTATAACAGGTCTTCTTGTAGTTACAGTTATAGGAGATGCTGCTGGACGTAAAACAGAAAACTCAATTCCTCTTTGATCTTCAAATCCGCCTTCACTAATAACTGAAGTGCATATATGTTTCATTGTTCCAATATTTTGCAATACTCCTGTACTTTCAATCTCCATTCTTATAGGAAGGTTAGCTGATTTCATATAAACAGATGTTAGTCTATTTGCATTCAAAAAGTAATGACACCAATAAATTTTTCCATCAACATCCCAACCAACTCTTACTCTTCCAACACCAAGCCACTGAAGATCTATTACAAGAATTTGTGCTTTAGAAAAGTCTAAATCAATTCCACTTATACCGTTTCCATCCATTCTATCTATATTCCAATTCAATTGATCGAATGAATTTAGATCGCTTGGAGCCCCGGATGTGCTTGTTCTTAGAGTTAATTTAGCAGTTTGATCTTTTAGTTCAAAAAATATTCCATCATTTTGATCAAAATATCCATATCTTCTTTGGAGGTTATTTGTTTTACCTCCATTCATTACGAATGTTAATAATACAAGTTGTGATTTTCCAGGTTGATATCTATGGTATTGTCTTGTTTGTCTAACTACTTTATTTCCAGCTAATAAATCTCCAGTAGATAACTCAACTGATGATTCGCTGTATAAGTTTGATTTTGTTCCTGCTCCTGTTAATTGAGTTTCCCATACTAAAGTACTATCTCCATATTGTTGAGAGTTATCAAATAATGTAACAGGATCACTAACTCTCCATCTTGAAAATGCATCAATGCTTGGACTATCCGAAGCACTAATAGATATTGATTCTGGAAGTTCTAATTGTGTATCCCATGACATTACTTGTTGCCCCCATCATTCTTAATAATGTAAATCATTCCACTCTGGACCTTGAATAGTATCCAGACGTCCGCCGAATGGATTTATAATCTTATTGATAGGATCAATAAATTCTGGTTGCATTTGAAAGTAAGCTTGACGCTTATTGCTAGTCTTACGCATCTTACGGAATACACGAGCACCAACATAACCAGTAGGACGAGTTTGATCTATCGCTGGAGACCAAGGTAGTCGTCCGTTCTTTTCATCACCAGCAACATCTAAGTGTTCCATTAACATCGCACCATCAACACCATGCAAAGCCTTTAATGGTCCTGCCATATCACCTTGCTTTGTACCATGAGCGATAATCAATATTGTACGCTTATCAAGACCTTTGTAAGGACCTTCAGCTTTTGCTCTATCGTACAAGATAGATATACACGATGTTACCTGCGACGGAGATCCTGGTTCACCTTGAAGTTGCTCGTTAATCAATTCCATTAATGAGTCTATAACCCATGTCTTAGCATTGATAGTATCTAAAGCACCAATCAAGTCGTGTATTGATTTTGAACGAGCTATTTTGAAATTAGGCTCAGATACGCGTTCTGCTGTTTCTATGATCGAATCATCATCTTCTTCAGACGAACCGTAAGCACCACCGTAACCGTAATGCATTCCAAACTTTTGAATGTGCGATATTGCTTGAGTGCATATTGTAGATTTACCTGCACCAGGAGGTCCAGCAACCATCAATACATATCCGAGCGATAAACCTCCACCGATCACATGATCTAAACCTAATACTCCTGTCGTAGACCGTTGTATTGGTTCACGCTTGTGATTTGTAGGGTCTGTTATCTTTACTTTTTTACTGCTACTAAAGCTTGGATTGAATGCAGATGAATTATTGAAACGCTCAAACAATCCATGCTTAGATGAGTTGTTTGTTTGTATTTTAGGTTCACGTATACGAGCTTGATCTAATGGTATTGATTTAAATGTGTTGATTGAAAAGCATGACGGACAAGATACAGGAGGTCGCTTACTAGATAAGATTCTATCCAATCCGCAATTAGAGCAACGTACTGCGGATTGGATTATTTGTTCAGTTACAATATCAAGAGAATCTTCTTGATCAAAATCTTCTGTATTGTTCATTTGTTTTTCTTACGATTTTTCGCTGCTTTTTTACCAGCTATAGATCGCGAACGTCTAGCCTCACTTAAACCAATAGCTACAGCTTGCTCATGAGGATAACCTTCATGATGTAGCTTTCGTATATTTTTGGATATAGTGTCTTTGGACCAACCACGTTTTAGAGGCATTATGAATCTTCTCCTCTATTCCAAAGAATCCATTTTTTACATTTAAGAAACAGCCCAGATAATTAAACCACCAACAACAATCACACCAGTAATAAGAATTGGTTTCTTATTTTTCTTATATATATCAGAGATGTTCATCATCGATGCGTCCATAGATGTCGAAGTTGAAGACACTTTATCTGAAGATGGATTACTTGTTTTTTCTACACTAGTAATCATTCTATCTCCGCCACCTGGAGATGAGCTTATTGGAGCTTCACTTCGTGGCGATACAGCACTTCCTGTTGGTTTACTAATTGAAGATTTACCATTAGGAAATACAGGATCAAATTGAACTTGCGCAGCACCAACACCTTCTGCTTTTACAAGATCAATTACTAATCCGTATACACCAGGATCTTTACTAAGGAATACATCCTTACGAAGATCTACAGATCTTCCGTCCAACTCAGCTTTCTTAGATACAAGTGTTATTCCGTGAGAATAATCACTATACATCGATTCATGTATAGTTGAATAAGGCTGAACTATCGCTCCTGCTGATGACCAACGACCTCCGTAGATGGCAACTTTAGAACCATCTAATCCTGGACCAACTACAATTGATTTACGATAACCAATTGCTGTTTCATCGTTTTCACCTGGAGATATACCAGCTTTTTCAAATATCTTGTTAGCTAGATTATTTGCAGCTACAAGAGCATTATGTGTTTCGATCTTAGCAAGAGGAATATTGTATGGAGCTACCTTAACATCTGTGTATGCAAACTTTGGATCTGCCTGCTTTTGAATCTCACGAAGTATTCTAGTTGAAGGTAGTATCGAATCGTAATAGTCAGCAACACGTTGAGCGCAAAATGGCGATTCTCGACCTACACGGAAAGGATCTTCATCTGTACCTAAAGCGAAATAATCAGGAGCTACCAATAAAGTAAGCTCATGACCGTTACCTTTGATTACTACTTCTTTCCAATAGTCTTCACCAATATAATCAGGAACATGGTCTTTCTCTAGGTGTCGTATAACGATCTTGTCTACATCTGCGGTTGTTACGGCAGATGTAAGCTCTTCTTCTATTTCTGTTCCGGTGCTCATTTGCAAACTCCAAGTTCTTGTAACACTGTAACTAACGCATCGCCTAACAATTTAGATACAGGACCAGAAACAGGTAGATGTTCAATTAATGGCAATAGATCATTTACAGCTTGACATGCTGAACGTTGAAATTCGTTTTCACCGTCAGACATATTATTAATCAAATCACGAAGTTTGTTTTGAGTTTCAGTAACGTCTTGTCCATCAAGAAATGATTTATTATCAGCACCAAGTATAATTTTCAATTCTTTTACAGGAGCGTAAGGTTTAACTTCCATTCCATTTTGCGGAAGCCATTCTAGTAATGCTTCTTGCTTAGGATAATCAATATATAGAACTCTAGCTTTTCGATCGTCATTAGTTCCATGTCCAGACCAACGAACAACCATTCCAACTTCTAGTTCCATATCTATATCCAAGCTTTCTATTGTAAAGTTAATTAACTAATAATCTATTCAGCGGCATGTCCAGGAAGATGACCGTTAGGTATAGTTGCTATACGTGAACCTTTTAGAGTAGCTACATCTTCACGAAGTTGTTGAAGATTGCTTCCGTGAGCCTTAAAGTCTTGTTTTAGCTCTTTCGTATCTTCTCTAACTTCAATAATTTCTTGCTTTATACCACCAACTTTTATAAACACTCCTATAATGCTTATTAATGTTGCGACACCACCTAATATACCTAGTCCAGCAAGTAAATCTGACATTTTTTATATTTATTCCTGTTTACCTTTTTCTGCAGCATCCTCTTTAGACCAACCACTTTGAGCAACCATCGCAGAAGCTGAAAATGCCGCGAATGCGGCAATGATCTTATTCTGAGCCTGATCCCAAGTTATCTGTCCTTTTACAGCGGATACCATAAGACCAATAGTGAATATTAATCCTATTACGAATACTACAAATGCAACGAAACCCTTGCGAGATGTTATTACACGATTGAAGACAGATTTATTGTCTTCTAACGATTTAGTTTTTAATGGTAATGGATCGGACATTTTTACTTCTTTACCTTTATAACGTATTTTTTACCAGGATAATTTCTATCCATAAAACGAATTGCTTCTTCTGCGTCTTTTTTACGATCGTGCGTTGAGACTAATTCATCTCCAAACATTTTTGATTCAAATACATAGTAAAGTTTTGTGTTTCTAGGCATTTTAGTATTTTACAAACTCCGCTTTAGATTCTGTTCCGTACATCTCTTTAGATAACGCTTTAGCAGCTTTAGATGCTGCACCTTTTGTACCGTGTGAACTATGTATTGCGCCAGATCCTGATTGAACTAAATAAGATCCATTTGGAGCTTTATAGTAAATTATACGATGTTGACGAGTTTTAATTATCAAACTTAGTCCATTTGATCTATTTCTAGATGATGTTGGATTGTAATATTCTACTTTAGAAAATCCTTGTCGTTCAGCTATCACTTTACCAGCCGACATCGCCGCTTCTTTTGAATGATGATAGCTAAATTCAATTCCTGTTGGACCATAAACTCTATATAAGCTTCCATCTTTTACGACCTTAACTTTACGCATTATTTACCACCACTTTCATCTTCCTTATTAATACCAGCAGCCTTCAACAACCTCGTTAATCCATTAGCAGGATTTTCACCTTCACCAACACCAAGTATAGATTCCTTAACCTTCTTTTCAGAATTCTCAATCATTTGATCGAAGTAGAATTCTTGGAAAAGCGAGAATGTGTCATCAATAGTCTGTTCGTCTAATCCAACCATATCCTTCAACATACCACGAACCATTTCAGGATCGGATGTTCCAGGATTCTTTTGAAGTGTATTCATAATGTTCTTAAGAATAACTTCAGCCTTAGATTGACGCGATGTAACCTTTCCAGCTTTCTCTTCCTGCTTTGATTTCAACCAACGATTCATTACAGCAAAACCCATCGGTAATGCTTGCATAGTTTTTTCTAATGCTGTTTGCAAAGCAGCCATTTTTAGTTCTGCCATCTGCTCATTGAGCTTACGTTGAGCAGAACTATCCATCAATGTATTCATCAAATCAATTCGTTGAACTTCACGATCTTCGTGACGTGAGTTTGAAGCCTCTAAACGACGAGAATGGTTCTCAATCAAGTCTAGAGCTCTAAACAATACAACGTTAGCCATCTGCGTCGCATCGATGTTTGCTCGCAGGAATATAGCATGTTGGTTGTTTACGTTACCTAAACCTCCACCATTACCAAAACCACCGCCTCCTCCATTCGCGCCGAATGGACCACCGTATCCAGATCCTCCAAAAAAACCTCCTGACATTCCACCTTGATGCGGTTGACCGTAATGCTGCATTTGAGGAGGAAGATGTATTCCGCAAGTGAATGGTTCCCAAGCTGTTATTTCACCATCATCGGATCGAAAGTGACATCGAACTTCAAATCGCTGTTGCGGAAATTCTGATTGATATGCACGATAACGCATTTCAATCTTTTGTTCGATTGTCTGGTGTAAGTCTTCGTCGATATCTTGAGGCTCAATCGGTTCAGTTAGAATAACTGTAGATGTATCTAAATGGATAAGCTCTAATGCGAACCAAGGTATAGTTATCATTTGTCCATCTGGACCACGACCCTTTTTACCTCGATGCCATACACGAATAGCTGCAAGCAAATCTGGTAGATTTACAGTTTGTTCTCGCTGTCCGTATAACTGAGAATGTGATGGATTGTTTGATGGTGGAGCGGAAAACTGACGTGTTTGATTATTTGGATTGTTTTGTTGATTATGTTGATTAGGATTGTTACCAATATTACCAAAAGGACTTTGACCTCCACCGAATGGTGAAGGTGGAAAAAGTCCGTTTGGTTTACGATCGTTATTATCAACTGACATATCTATTATTCCAAAGATATACTATTAAGAGAATAAACGATAGAATTCTAAAGTAATTAAACAAGTAATAAATCAACGTAATCCAATAGATTTACGAGCAGCCATCATTGAAATAACTTGTGGAGCAGCAACTACAGCAACAATTCCAACAACAATAACAACTCCACCGATGATAATCCATTTCCATGGAATATCAGATGGAGGAGTGAATTTTGGATCTGAAGGATAATCTATATCTTTAATATCTAATTTATAACCAAGAGCTTTGTATTGATCTTTACGATCTTTTAGAGATTGTTCGAATGCTTTAATATGGCTCATTTCCTCTGAACCTGCCCATGAGCTTTTCTTTAGCTCACGATAGTAACCAGGATCGAATGCGAATGAACCTTCAGCTTCATCATCGTCTCCACCCCAATCATAAATCAATCCAGATATTGCAGATAGAAACTTTTCATGCTTGATTTTTTCAGAATCACCAAGCTTTAGATATTCACGCTTACCAAATATTGGATTAGCATCTATTTCTTTTTTGAAGTTAAATAGATCGCTATCAAAGAATTTAGCTTCAGCTTGAACTTCATCGTTATTAACGACTAAATTTACACCAGTACGAACAATAACATTTGAATGATTTGCAAGTACGATATTCTTTTTAACTGAAAAATTATCGTTCACATAGTTTTTAACTGAAACTAAATTCATCATAACTATTTGTCCTTAATCGACTTGCGTTCTCTGTACGCTAATTTAGTTTCAGCCAATATAGAATTACGATTACCGAATTGTTCGTATCTAAACAATTTAGAGTTTGGAGGAGCTTCTAGTATAATCCATCTAACACGAGGATCATATCTTAATCTACTAGATGACCACTTCTGTATACTTAGTACAAACAGATCTTTAGATTCTATACCATCGTTAGTATCTTTTGCTCCAGAAACACGCTTAGCTTCATTCCATAATCTAATTAATTGATCTTCATTGTTTGAAAGCTCTAGAGCGCAATCTAAAAACACTATCGCTGATGAATCTCGTAGCTTAAATAGTTTAGAAGCAGATTCGTCTTTTGGACTTTTGATTACTATCACTTCACGAAGTAGTGGGCTGTTTTTTAAGTGATAATCGTAACGATCTTTGATCTGCTTTATGATCAATTTTCGTTCTCTGTAACGTGCATATAAACCAATACCGTCTATAGCAAAGCCTAACATATATTTATCCTAAATATGTATTTACTTATTCTTTTTATGCATCTCTGCAATATTGACTTTACCACGAACACCAACAATACCTTTTTCTTCTAATGCATCCCAAAGGTTACTGATAGCATTAACAGCAGGTTTAGCTTCTCTTTTAATACCAGCTACAGCCGTCGGAATTGCTTCTGCAACCTTTGCGGATTTACGCATTATATCTGCTGCATTATCAGAATCTTCATTACCAATCTGTTCAACTAACGATGCTGTAGTATTCAAAGCTTCAGCAGTTAGTTTTGCAATGCTTGGCTTTTTAATGTTTACAGTAACTTCTTCTGGTTCAACTGTTGTATTTGAATTATGTGTATTATTTGATGTTGATGTATTTGAATTTGATGTTGACATTAGTTGTATCGCTTTAGTTTTATGTTGAATAGCAAGAGAACCAGAAATTCCATCTTTGCCAGATTCTAATGATAAGGATGAAGGTCGTTGACCTGATCCTGTTATTCTAACGTTGATGGAAGGTGAGGCCATTTTACTTTAACGTAATCCGCCATAAGAATGTAGAATCCACCATTGTTTTCTTGTAGATGAATCCCACATAGTTGTTGTACCATATACATCAACACCATTAATTTTTCCCCAACCACCACCAGATTTAATTACAGAATTTGGAAACCAATCAAATTTCTTTAGTTCATCTTCTGTAACTTCAGCACGATTTCCATTAGCAAGAGATCGTTCAACTTCTTGTTTTCTAGTAAACTTTTTAGTTGAATGTGATTCAACCATATTCCCAAGACCTTGACGACGCTTAATCTCTTTCATAGCCAAACTACGTTCACGCTTGGTAGTCGCTTCTTTCCAGACGCGATACAGAACGTAGTTATCTAAATCTTTGACGTTTGAGGCTGTTACAGTTAGTCCGTGTGACATATTTCTACTAGACATATCATAATCTCTTGCTAATTGAGAGTGTATTTTAGCTTGTTCATTATGAAAATACTGTTGCTCTCTATTCATTGTACTTCCGGCAGCTTCAAGATGAGCTTTTTCAGCTAATCTATGTGCTTTAGAAGAAGTACCTTGAAGGTTAGCATAATCTGTTGCTTCTTTAGCTTTTATTTCATAGTAACTGTAAGGAGGTACCTGTCTAGATGATCCTGTTTTTAAATATCATCTCAATCACACATACGGATTAGGTTTATAATCCGCTCCCATTTCATCGAATAAAACATCCATAGGGAAGCCTTTACCAGGATCGGTGTGACCTCCAGCAATCTTAAACGCTTTAGTTAATTCGTGATGCGTCGTAATACCATGAGCATTATTACCTAATTTAGCAATTTCTTCAGAATCTAAAAATTCAATTGGTATATTGTACTTTTTACACCAATTAGATATTACAGCTGCACCTTTTTTAATCTCAGCAAGATGATTCATCCATTCATCTCGCGTCCATTTAGCGTAACCTGTAAATTCAATATGCAAACCATCTTCGTTCGCTCGACCACCTTTTGCACCCCAAGGGATCAAGCTATCTGGAAGTGTACGATAACATTCTTTATCGTCTACAACTATATGAGCACTTCCGCCACTAGCATCATTCGCAAACCAACCGGCAGCCCCGGCCGCTGTTCCGCCTTCTGTAGAATGTATAACAATCAATCGTATTTTAGAATCCTGACGAGAGCTACCTTTTTTAGTTGCAGTAAATTTTGTACTGCAATCTGGTAATGGTAGATCTTTTTTATTAATACCAAGACCGATAGATCCGTCAGATCCACCATTTTTATCATCCGATGAACCATCATCAGACATAGATAAACCTTTTTTAGCTTTAGTAAAAAGAATAATAGCCGCTCCGGCTATTATTCCAACCGTAGCGGCTATTATTCCAGGTTTCATTTTTAACCTATTTTATCACTTTTTGCTAGACTTCTTTCGAGGCTTCTGTCCAAAAGATCCAATCTGACTAGGATCTGACTTTCGACGATTTTTAATTATTCGACCAAGCTTATTATATCGTTTCTCAAGAATATCTAACGGAATGTGACCTTTTGCTTTTTTAGCAGCCATAAATTCGTAACCTCCTATACTATCTTACACTATTTACGGTTTCAGATCAAGCGGATTTTAACTGACTAACAACAAAAAACATTTTAATCAACAAAAATCCAATATAGAATTCCACCAACAATACCAATTGTTACAGCAATAACTCCTGGTTTTTTAGCAACATTTTTTACCGCATCAGATATTTTTGATGCAGTAGTTGTTGGTCTATCATCACCACCAAGATCTTCAATTACTGAACTTCCACCAGATGGTGTTGGAGTATCTTTTGTTCCTGATTCAATAGGCTTACTTTTAGATCCTGTATCTTTTGAATAAGCGTTAGAATCTGCTACAGGAAGAGATTCTCCTTCTTTTGGAGGAGGAGGAGGCTTTACGAAAACCATAGGTTGTTCACCTAAAGCTTTAGCTACAGCATTAGCTCCACCTTGAAGGAACTTAGCGTAAGCAAGAATACGATAATAGTAGTCTTGTGGACTAAATTGAACAGTACCTTCTGGTGCTAAACTATATTTATGACCAGGAGGAAAACCTGTATAGTAAGATGGTTTAGATGTTCCAGGACCATCTCTCCATAAAGAACGTGCGTAACCCCAAGCATCTCCAGATTCAGCAAATGGCAAAACTTTATAGTTGTTAATTACAAGATTAGAAAATTGTTTTGCGCCTGATTCTGGACTAATATTCCAGGCGCCTTTCATTGTTATTGGTTTACCTTCAAATGTATCTCCTACAGGAATTGTAGGAGGATCATGATCTCCATTTGCGTATATAGCACCCCAATTGTTGCTATTACTACCATCTGGAGTTGAAAAATGATTTCCAAAATCACTTTCAGATTTAGCTTGACCTAAAAGCATCTGACGTGCAGCGCGATTAAGATCTGGACGAACAGCATCTAACGCTACGGCTGCGCGAGGTATAGTTGTAGGATATTTTGTTGCCATTTTATACTCCACTATTACGACATTAACGTCCAAACAAACATCATAACAAATGGAGCTGCAACCATAGAACCTACAGCGAATCCTAACCAATCAAACAATATATATCCAACAGTAGGTGGTCCGATTATCATACTACCAATAACAACTATTCCAGCAGCCTTACCAATTGTAGATGTTACTCTTTTTGATATCGCGTGCGATTCGCTGTATATTGTACCATCATCTTTGTAACTGTATTTATACTCTTCGCTTTTATTCTTTTTTTCTTTTTCATCAACAATAGAAGCTTTATCGATATATTCTTTTGAATTACCGACTAAAGTTTTACGACCAATTCCTAGTTTACCTACATTTACTATAGGTTGACTGAAATCTATATCTTTGCTTTTACGACGCATTTGTGTTGCGTGTATATCCGCAAGGATAGTTGATGATAGAGATCTATTTAATTGAAGTTGAATCATTAGTATTTCAATAATGGAAATAATATAGATCCAACTATTAATATTGGAACAGCTATTAATATTGCTGTATAGATATTCTTTTCAGATTCTTTTGTAGTTGCTCCAACTTTAACTTTTGCTGCTTTATCTGCTAGTACGGATGATTTGTTTAGATTCATCATTTTTTTTATCTTTATGGCTTTTGACAGCAGAAAGTTAGTAGATCATTTGTCATTCGATAACAGTTTTTATTATCAATTACTAATTCAACATTAGAAGACCAAGACTTATCGTAATGCTTAGTTTGACACTTTACAGGAAATGGATAAGGATTTTTTCCATCATACGTAAAATCATTACAGTTAAATTCGTTACTATAACAACAGTCGTCTATACATTTATTTTGAATGTTTTCAACATCAACACTAGAACATCCAAAAAACAAAACAAAAGAGATAAAAACAATACGCATAATAACCTCACATTGATATTGGATTAATTTTGATTTTTTTGTTGTTAACAGGATTAATTGATCCTGTTCGTTCAGATATTATCTGAAAACCAGTTAAAATAATATCTAGATAATTTAATTGACGAGCATTAGATATGCAATTTGCAGCATACTCGTATCCAGTTTCTTCATCTGGACCAATTCTAGAATTCCAACCTCTATAACCTTTTGCATCTTGCTCAAATGTAAATCCACCATTTGCTGTACTTCCAAACAATGCAGTAGATCCAGATCCAGTTTTCAAATATCCAACATGACTATTTGTAGCTAGACCCTTAAACCGATTCCATCCTTGCGATCTATTCCAAAGTTCTGTTGTAAAACTAACAACATCTTCACCAATAGATTTAGCTAGAACACAACCTACTAAGTAGACTTGCTCATCGCTAGCAAGGTTTCTTCTACCCCAATCGCTATTATCAACATAGTTGATTGCGCTTTGAACATCTACATCTGTGCTAGAAAGTGAAGCTAACAAAGCGAAGAATGATCGTAATAATTCTTTTGCGCTATTTGGAAGAACTAATGTTTTCTTTATATTTGAATTGTATATTTTATTATAAAATTTTAGATCGTCTAAGCTTGTAATACCATTATCAAGAGTGTGTAATGGATACGGAATACTAAATCCAATACTAGATATTAGAGCAACACGTAATTCGTCTGCTGTTCCTTCAGCAATTGATGCGGCGCGTTTATATTCAGCATTCCAACTTGCAGGCATCCAACGTAGAAATGCGGCGTAAACTTCAGCGAATGCAATTACAAATCCATTTTTAGTGTATCTAGCATATTCAGAAATTTTGTTTGCCCACCATTCTTGACGACTTTTAAGGTTGTCGCCAACTTTTTCTAGAGCTTTTGATCCAAAAGCGTCAGCAGTAGATATTAAAATATCAGCAGCCGGCATTACCTTTGGTTTAGTAGCTTGAGCGTTTTTATGCATAAATTCAGCTCTGATTCTTCCATCTTTTGGAAGAGCCATAAGTGTATTTATGTTAGTTTTATTGACTTCAGGCCAACAAGCTCCATCTATTGCATAAGGATCGATAAACTTTTGACCACGATTATTAAGCTTATCAGAAGGAATATTTGTGTTTGATTCCCAAACACTAATCTCTAAAGCACTTACTGTTTTTACGAATCCTGGTTCAAGTTTAATCTTTGTAGTTAATACTACCGATGTTCCAGCAACTAAAAGAGGTATTGCTGCAATAAAAATTGGTGCACCTAAAGCTAACGCCGCTCCACCAATTGTTATTCCAAACATAATTTTGGCGACAGGAGAAATTTCAAAAGATGTATTATCAGCTAAACTAACACCACCAACATCTGCGTAAACATCAGTTAGATCTTCTGTATAGAATTTTCCAACTCCAACTGATGTTTTACTTTTACCATTAAGCAGCAAAAGCTGCTTTTGAAACTTCTTTATGATGTAGTTTTCTTTTTTTCCATGCTCCACCATTTTATCATCCGGTGGAAGTTGTCCTTTAGATACATAAGGATATATATATATGTCATGTTCCTTTTTAAGGTTCATGACATAATCTGCTAACTTTAGACGCTCTTTTTCATCAGGAACCATTTGCTTAGACATAGAAATTGTCATAAGCATAGGAAAGAGCTTATCGTCTTCCTGCTTTGCGTGAAGGTACCAATCGTTTGGAGTCTCTATATAGTCTTTATCTTGCGAACGTGAATGCATATTCGCAACATAGTTTAGTCCTAGTTCAAGTAATATACTTTTAACTTTAGCATCATCAGCACAAGCGCATCCTGATGTTTTAGTGCTGATTTTACCAACACGAACATCAGATAAAACTGTTGATCTGATTTGCTTTATCATAACATTAATCCTGAAATCTACTCTACTTCGCTGTAATCTTCGTACCAACTAGCTTCACTAACTTCTACTTTTGCAGGTAAAGCTTTTTCGTGTTCTGGAAGCATATGTCGCATCGACTCCGGTAACGGAGGAGCATTATAAACATCATCTTTAATTCCAAGCTTATTAATTACTTTAGTATAAGCTAGTGGAAACTTAATGAACAATTCATTTCTGTCAGCTTCAAAAGCTTCAATAGTTTCGTATTGCTGAACAATTACACCAGATGTTCTAACTTTACCATTCTTAGTTTCACGAACAGCTTGACCTTTGGCTACTAGAGTAATTGTATCGCCATCTCGATAGACATCTACTCCAGCTTCAGTTTGCTTTACACCAAGCTTTAATAGTAAATTACTCATATCGATATTATACCAATCATTGTCAGTATTTTCAAAAGTTATTCAAGCAAATCACGCTTAAGCGAGTTTGTAATCAAACGTAATTCAGTAACAGCTTCACTAAATGTGTCGCCATATTTATCTTGAATGTTTTTAGCAGCATCATTTAGACGATCTATACTAACTGACAATCCTGGACCATCATAAGCTAGATGAATTGCTGGAATACCATCTCCACCAATACCGATTGCTCCAACCTTTTTCAATCGAAGAGCGGCAGCTTTAGCGATATCTACATCGTATCCACTATTAGGAAGACTCATAATTGACGGCCAATCAGATTCTGCTCTAATTTGTGTAGCTGTTTTTACAGATGTATCCAATGATGATGCGATAGCATTCTTAACCTTCATCGCAACATCACGAAGTATATTTTCAGCTTTAGTAGCTTTGTACTTCGCAGCGACATCAGCATAAGCTAAAATCTTACCAGATTCATATGGAAACTTTGTATAATCAACAGTAGAATTTTGCGATTGCTTTATGATATCAATAATAGCAACCTTATCAGGTTCAGATGCTCCGTTAAGAGATGTACGAATTTCACCAGCAAATATCGCTGATACTACATCTTTACCTAACAGAAGTCCAGTTTTTCGCTTTTCAATCAATGCATCTTCAATTGGTTTCTTTTGATCTTTACAACCATTTTTATCTAGAGTTGCGACAAGTTTAGTCGCACCATCAATAGATAGCTTACCGGACTTAATGTCATTTACAGCAACAGTTACCTGTTCTGGTGTTGGACATTTAGTCTCTTCGGCTTTTTCTTTAGCTTTCTTTTCGTCAATTACAGCTTTATTTATTTCTGCAATCTTATCGTTAATTTCGTTATATGCACAAGTGAAACCTTCGTCTTTGGCATTCTTAGCGAATGTCTGGAGCTTAGGAATGTTTTTATCAGAAATAGCTTTTAATACTTCTGACTTTTTAGGTTCTGGAAGTTCTGATATACACGCATCCTTCATAAGGATCTTTTTACCCATATCAGAATAGTAAAAAGCAGTTCCGCCAGCTACAGCTAAACCTAATATCCACCATATTACGCTAGGCATTTTATTTACCGTATTTCTTTGCTGTAGTAGAATCAAATACGTGTCTAATTTTACCAGATTCTGTATTCTTTATCTCTACAGCAAGAGCATTGAATTTATTAATCCAATGATTTGCCAGCTTATTTGCATCTTTTAGAGATTCAACGTAACTAGGTTGAGAATCTGATTTAATTTCCCTACCAGTAATTTTATCTCTATAAAATAATGTTGTTACAGAGAACATTTACTGTACTCCATTAAAGTCAAATCCAGATGTCGCACTTGATGTAGTAATCAAATCTACATCATCTTCGTCTTCTTCGTATATATGACCAGAAGTTTCAACCATCATTCTAGAATCTGGAGGATACGGAAGATATCCACCTTTAGCTATTCCACGCTGATCAACCCAAGCATTCATTGTTTGTGGAATGAATATCTTAGTTCCTTCAGCTAATGAACCTACAGCAAAATCCCAAGCGTTGTCACCTAGAACTTCGCCCATCTTTCCTTTTTTAGGAATCTCCGGGTTAGCTACTAAAAGCTCTGCGTATCTAGATGAATCTCCAACGATCTTTTGCGATATAGTTCCAGTGGTATCTCCAGCTTTAACTAGATAACACCATCGAAAGAATGGAGATGATTGAACACCAGAACTAGGTTCACGTTTTCCGCCAGCCGGATTACCATCTCCACAAGCAACTAAAGTTATAGTCCCACCATTTCCCATGGTAAGCTCTTTAACTTTATCTTTAGCGGAGATTAGTTTGCTTTTAGTTTTATCGTAGAATGTTGGTGCGTATTTCTTTACGACAACATATCCGCCGACTAAAGCAAGTATCCAAACTGCAACTTTTCCTAGTGTTCCCATAATTACATTCCCAATTCTTTAGATGGGTCTTCAATCAAGACACCATTATAACGTTCAACTGTATTAGGATATTTGTTTAGACCTTCAGGCCATTTACAAACAACATGATACAGATGTCGTCGACGCTTTTGTCCAAGTTCGTCTTTTATCCAATCGCGACGCAAAAAGACATAAGGCGAGACTTCGGGACTAATGAAGCCTCGCCCATTACAACGCGGACATGTCACTTTCCGCGCGCTTTGACCAACCTTGAATATGACATTAGCTTCCGCGGCTCGCCACGAAGCTAAATCTTCACAATCAGCTAAACAGACACCATTTTGTTTAGTGTCTAATATAGTTGGTATGTCTGCCCACTTGTCGTCTCCGCACACTGAACCTTCTTCAGGTTCAAGTTCGTCATACCGAAGACCACCTTGTTGAGCAAGTGCGTATAACCTTGGAGTTTTAACTGGAAAACGTCGAAGGTGCGCTGAATTGATATTCACAAGGGCTTCAAGTAGAAACCCCATAGATTCAATTCCTATTTTTAGTGCTACAGGTTCATCTCTACCAATAGCACTTACACTAAATGTCGGCTCGTACATGATAAGGCTCCTTTAACGTGCCTTAACATGATTATAGAGGAAGACGACAAATAGTTACTTCGCAATTTACGAAATCTTCACTACGAGCGGCAGCATCACTATTTACATAAATGTGGACAATTGTATTTCCACCAAAAGCTGTAAATGTTACTACTACAGCACGAGTATCTCCGGCAGCGTTATACGCTCTTGCGTTTACAGAGATATTTTGTTCATCTATTCCGCCAGGAACAGTTACAAAGTATTCTCCTAAAGCATCAGTTTCTGGTAATCCTGGAGTTGTATCTCCATAACAATTACGCATGTACGCAGATGTACAAGGTAATGGAAATACTCCTGGAGTGAAAACTGTTGAAGCTATTAATCCGTCTACTAATGTGTTACTCATTTACCTACTCCAAAGATGTCTATCAGAGCGGTAGACGGCAAATTGTTACTTCGCAATTAACGAAATCTTCGCTATCAGCGGCTGCGTCGTTTTTTACGAAAATTCCTACATTACAATTTCCACCAAGAAAGTTTGTGAATCTAACTGTAACATTTCTTGTATCACCAGCAGCATTGTATGCTCTTGCTGTTACAGAAATTCTTTGTTCATCAAGATTTCCTGGAACAACAATTAAATACTGTCCAGCAGCTATTGTATCAGGAACTAAAGGATCTACGGTTCCATAACAATTACGCATGTATGCAGATGTACACGCATCCGGTGCTACACCTGGAGTGAATACTGTTGAAGCTATTAATCCGTCTATTAGAGTATTACTCATTTTTACCTCCTAATAGTTAAAACCAACTATCAGAGAGGTAGACGAGCTAGAGTTACTTCGACGTTTACGCAATCATCAGAAGCTACACCAGCATCTGTCTTAATGAAAATATCTAACTGTGTTCCGCCAGCAACTAATGTTGGAACAACAGTAACTAGACGGTTATCTCCAGCAGCATTATAAGCGCGAGCGGTAATTGACTGGCGCTTAAGCTCAACCTGATCTGGACAAACTACACGATATTGACCTGCCGCAATTCTAGTTGGAAGAGTAGTTGTGCTTCCAGCGCAATTACGAACATACGCATCAGCGACAGGTGTAGCAGGAGTAAAAATTGTCGAAGCAACCACATCACGTGTTCCGCGCATTTGAAGCTCTCTTTCTATTATCTAGCGTTGACCAAACTAAAATACGGTTTGGCTCGTTTTATATATAAAAAAGATAATATCAATACAATAAAAAATCTAAAAACCAGTTTCTCGCGTCCATCAATTATCGCGAGAAACTAGTTTTTTAATTCAACGTATCACTGTCCGCAGATCGCAAGCTCTTTGCCTAGAATAAGCATCGAGAAGAATGCAGCGGCGCCAGAAACGTTCTTAACGCTTACTGTAAGCGGTAAGCTCGGGAAGAATACGCTACCGCAACCAAGGCTTACACCGGGACCCTGCGAGGTAAAGCTCTCTAGAGGCCACGGGTTAGTCTCGATATAGTCAACGCGACAAACCTTGATCGAGGTAACCTCGAAAAGCGACGCGAAGCTTTCGGGAACGTTGAATACACGATTCTGGTCGTCACCAAGCTTATACGGACCGCAAGGTGTCACTGTAAATGCAGTTGTCGCACCGGCAGCGACCGATGTCCGAGGAATCGAAAGTGGACGCATACACGCCTGCGACCAGTCATAAGCGTTACAGGCTGCCCCTCCGCTAACAGCATCATTAGGATTCGCTGCACCAACGCGAGTGCGTACACCTTCCTTGCGACCAACCTTAACGTCGGTCCGAACACGCATATCACTACGACCAACACGAACTACAGCAGATGTTCCGAACATTGTCATTCTCCTTTTAAGACCTTATCAAACTTCGCCAGCGTAGATATCGAATCCAGATCCACGAGTTGAAGCTTCACGAGCAGGACGCTCATGCTTTACACGCTTATCGCCTTCAATTTGGTTGTGAGGATTATCGTTTTCATAATCCCAACCTTTAGTTGTTGAAGTCGATTCGGCCTTCGCTTTAGTAGCACCCCAAATCGTACCCTGGACAGCGCTCCAATGACAAAGTAAGCCGGTAGAAGCTCCACCAATTACAGCGGTAGCTTTATCAAACTTACCTCGATACATACGCATGAATTCCCAACCACCAAGAACTAGGCCGGCAATAAGATCTCCGCCGGCAAAGTTCTTAATTTCAGGAAGACCCTTATATGCACTCATTCCGCCTGTTACGCCGGAAACGACTACAGCAACACCTTTGTGAATTACAGCATTCATAACCATTGATTTAGAATGCGATTCACCGTCTGCTCGATTTAATGTCGAACGGACCGGAGTATAACCTCCATATCCGTAACTAGCTGGACGAGATAATGTCTTAAAATTCCACATTGAACGCTCCTTAAAAACTGTATACAAACGAATTTTTCAATCGTTGTATCGCAACTATAGGATCGCTCTTGATTGGCAATGATGCCATGTTTGTATGCGCAAAAATAGCGTTACGCATTATCAACATTTATTTTCATTTCACTATTAAGCAATCTAATTTGTTTTGCTATTTCACGACATTTATCGCAATCGTATTTCTTTGGTCTACCACGTTTATTAAACATTTTAACAGGAAAAACCTTACCATCTACAGGACACGTAATTCCTGTTATGATGTAAGGTTTTGCCTTTAACTTATTTTTAGATCGTTGCATCCTAACTCTATTTAACGATCCATGTTCTTTACAGCAAAAACGTTTTTTTGGATTAGACGAGACATCTATTAATACATCACAATCGTCTAATTCACATATTCGCATCTATCACATTCCACGATTTGGAATTAAGATATTTGCGTTAGTTGCTCTAATAACAATATCAGCAGCTTTATCGGCAGCATTAACAGTTAATCGTAATCGTTCTACATCATCTCTATGAAAATCGCTTAAAAACGATAAACTAGTTAAGCTTGCGTAAACAGGAAATTCGTGAAGTAACTCTAATCCAATTTCATGCTTACCAACAGTAGCTATAGCTCCTGTATTCCAACCTCCAGTATGCTTACCACGAGCATCCATTTCAGGCATTGGAAATTGTAATTGCTTAAGTATATATCGCTTTTTTAGAGTTACGCATACACACTTATTTGTCGCCAATTCATTTTTTAGATCTTGTTCAGATTGACTTTCCTCAACTAATGCAATGATATCGCAACCACCAAGCATAGCTAAAATCCAAACTCCTTTGCTAAAAGGATTTGGATTGTTTGGATTATTTGAATTAGATAAATTTGATACGTTACTCATGATATAACATCCTTAATATTTTCCGTATCATCGTAAGATGCTGCTACACCTTGCGAATCAAAGAATTGATCACTAACAAATATATTGTCGTTCTGAACACCATTAACAAATGTTAGTTGATCAATTTCATCTTCATCATTATCATAATCATCATCGTTATCAACTTCTTCACCAACATCTGATTTTATGATGTTCGACCGAACATCTGTATTTACTCCTCAACCAACTCTAATATTGCAAATATTTTGATCATGATCTTCATGACCAGAAATACAGTCATTCAAGTCACAATCAACAATTGTATCTTCATTATCATTTTCGTCATCTATGTAAAAGTCTATTGACATAAGAGCTTTTAACCTCCAACACCACGAAGCGTTTCTAACGATATTAATCGAGGTATAGTCGGATTTTTCGGATCAGGGTCATACATAATTGACAATCCGTATTCTTTACCACCATCTCCAGTTTCAAATATATGAAGCTTATCTCCAGGTTCAGCTATACGAACCTTACCTGTTACATTATCAACAGTAGTTGGAGCGGCCCAAAGTACCGGACGTCCTTCTGGACCCTTAGCTAGACCAATCATTGGAGCCCATGCTATACCAGCATGAACTACAACTCTTGCTCCTTCTGGTAGAGATACAACTCGACCATTTCGATTACGTCCAAACGCAGGACCAACAATGATAAATACTATCATTGTAGGACGACCTTCGCGTTCTATTACACGATCTGGAACACCATGTAACGGACGTCCGCCCCAAATCTCAGGAGACCAAGTATATAAACCTTCTGGAGTTTCTAGATATCCAGGAGGCGGAAAAACTGTAGTCTGTTTAGCGATAGGAGTTAATTGATCAACTACCTTTTCAACTTTTTCTGTTACAGTAGTTTCGACCTTAGTTTGTTGATTTACATTGACTACATTATCAACATGCTTTTCTAAATTTTCTAGTTCTACTTTTTCATCCTTAACTTCATCTTTGATACCGCCATCTATACCATCAGCAAGCTTCATCATTTTTTCGTAAGACTCTTTTGCTGCTTCACGAATCTTTACTGGATCATTATTAAATGTCATTAGAAGCATAGTATTAGCTTCTTCTTCTGATGTAGGAAAACCATCAGGAACGGAATGACCATTAACATTAGATGTATTTGGATTCATAGGAACATTGCTCATTGAAATAAATTCTCCAACATCAACTTCAAATTAGTTTTACGGCTATCGTCTTTGTTGTTTTTAGCTGCGATAGTTATAGCGCGTTCAGAGCCTACCATTATACAGGCACGCTTGGCACGTGTCATTGCTGTATATAGTAATGTTCTAGTAAGCATTATATAATGAGATTCAACTAGAACAATTATCACAACAGGAGCTTCGCAACCTTGAATAGAATGAATAGTTCCACAATACGAAAGAACCAATTGTGAAAGCTGGTCTCTAGTGTAATCAACTATTCCAACACCTTCAAAGTCTACTTTTATAATTGTGTCATCTTTTAGTGAATTTCGGTCTTCAACAAATACAATTCTTCCTACATCACCATTAACAATTAATCGCTTATAATCATTTTTAGTTTGCCGAACTTTATCACCAATTCTAAATATACGTTCGTTTTCTTTGTTTCCGTATAGTATCTCTTTTTTATCGTCAGATGCAGGATTTAGTTTATCCTGTATTTCTTTATTAAGCTGATTTACTCCAGCAAATCCTTTTCGCATAGGAGACAGACAAACAATATCTGTTGGATCTATACCTAATTCTTCTTTAGCACTCATTAGAATACTAATTACAACATTTGCTGCATCTTGTGCAGTTACTTTAACTTGATGTAAGCAACCGGATGCTCTATCTCCTGGAGTTGAAATCCTTGGAGATATACCTTTTAGAACAGAATGTGATCCAACTACAATTGCACTTCCTTCAGATTGTCGATGAATCTTATTCAATCTAGATACATGTATTTTATCACTATTAATTATATCTCTAAATGGGCAACCTGGACCAACAGGAGGTAATTGGTCTTTATCACCAACAAGAATAAGTCTACATCCATTACGAATTGATTCTATAAATTTAGACATCAATTCAACATCACACATACTCATCTCATCAGCAAGGATCAAATCTGCATCAATAGTATTATCTCTATCTCGTACAAATTTCCCACCATAATTAGGTTCAAGTAATCTATGGATAGTTGTAGCTTCCAATCCTGTAGATTCACTGAGTCGTTTTGCTGCTCTAGCTGTAGGAGCACAAAGCTTAACTATCAATCCATTGAATGTTGCTATATCAACAATAGTCTTACATGTTGTAGTTTTACCAACACCCGGACCACCAGTAATTACAATTAAACCTTTTTCTATAGCAGCATTAACCGCAACATCTTGTTCTTCAGTTAGCTGCACCGATCGGGCGCCGTCAGTAGGGTCCGTTGCGGCCGATTGCGCCCGCTGGGAGGGGTCGCCACGGGCCGCCAGATCCATAGGTGCACCATCCGCCACGGACCGCGCTAGTCGCGCTAGATCGGCCGCTATTCGCTCCTCGCATTCCATTAGATATTTAAGCGAATAAGCATCTTCTGAAACGCAAACTACTAGTTCTTTTTCAATCAACCTTTTTACAGAATTTGCAGTTTCAATAGATGGGTTTTCAACAAAGAATCTAGGTGGACTTCTTTTTACAAATAGATTGCAAAGTGATTTGTATATTCCACGAATTGAATTGCATGTATGTCCAGAATCTAACGAATCTTCTTGCAAAACATGTAATGTTGCAGCATCAAGTCTTTTTTCTGAATTAATATCTACGCTACCAGATTCTATAGCTATATCATCTGCCGTAAGAAAACCAATACCTTCTACTTCAATTGGCATTCTATATGGATCATTTTTAACTACATAAGCAGATTTTGATCCGTATTTAGCTCTTATTTTATTTCGTATTCCTGGAGAAAGGTTTAATGATGCTAACTCAGCATCAACCTCTCTTTCGACTCTAGTATCCGTCCATTTTGTTTTAAGATCTGAAAACATTTCAACTGGTATTACCACTTGATCGTTCCAATCTTCATTCTTATCCATTGCACTAATAAAACCTTCAACACCATCAAAGTGTTTTATCAGTTTTCTAGCTCTAGCTGGACCTAAACCTCTCACTAATCCACATAACGATTCAACCATACCATCTTCAGTAACAGAGTTTTCGAATGTTATTAATTCAGCAGCAAATTGACTACCATACTTTGTCTGCTCATATTTACCAACAACTCTAACATTTTCACCATTTCTAAAAGATGTTGATTTGCCTGTTACAGTAACAATAGATCCATCGTTAGACTCTATTCTAAAAACTCTAAATAATGTATCTTCATTAGAATATTTTATTCCAATAACTTTACCAGTTATAACAACTTTATTGTTTTCTTCTTCTTTTTTATCTGTATGAATGTTCATTCGTGTATGCACCTTACGTGCCAATTTGATATGTATAATCTGGATAAAACTGCGGGGTGCTATCGTCTAAGTACCTGATATAACAGTGGTTAGCCATGGTTAGCCAGACCGTTTCGTTTGCAATAACGGGTACTTCCCTACCTTCCTATCTAATATATATATATATATATATAAGACGTTTCCCCTACGCTGCGTGTACCCGCTGCCAGGATGGACAGGTAGGCAACACCGCGAAATCACTATGCTTTTAGCCCGCCAACCCCCGATTTGGCTCCTGTAATTTCGGGCACTTGCACGATTCAGACTCGAATTTCTATCCATTTTTACCTCCCCACACCTGGTGGATAGTACGGATAAATTCGCCCAGCTGGACCCGACCGTCTGTCGCCTTTAGTCCAATAAAAACGCGAGGTTAGGATTTCAGCTACTCTCATTTGATCAGATTTTTCTGCTCTTCCAGGTTTTATTTTTAATGCATACCAAAGAATTTCGGATACAGTAACATATCCTTGTTTTAGAACCTTACTCTCGTTTTTAGCTAACCAATTTGAGATGTCTTCCTCCCATGAGTCAGACATATACCGTTTCTCTTGCTCTTTACGAGCTATATTCTCATCTTCGTCATCTAACCACCACTTATGTTCATCATAACCATTTTTATATAATCGATAACAATTTAATGCTTCAGCAATTAATTGATCTCTATACTTAGAAATCAAATCTAAATCTATTTTATCTGCAACTTTACACGGCCAAGAACGTCTATCTCCTGTAGGATCCTTTAGATAGACATCTTGGTTTGTAGTTGATACGAAAACATTAGTTCTAGGTTGGTGTATTTTTCTCCTTACATTTTTAGGTGAGTAGTCATCAATTTTTCTAGACAAAAATGCTTTAGATTTTTCATTTGAGAATGCTTTATATAATACCATTTCTGGCAATTCATACATCCACACTCCAACCAATTGTGCTGGCGAGAATGTACTATTCAAATCTATTTCTGAATCGCAGTAGTTTCTAGATCCTGCTAATATTTCTATTACAGAAGATTTACGTGCGCTAGTTTTACCTTCTAGTACTAAAACATGATCAACCTTGCATCCAGGTTCCATAGCTCTAGCAACTGCGCTAATAAGAAAACGTTTTCCTATCTCTCTATGATATCGACTATCTTCTGCACCTAAAAATATGCATACCCAATTATCTAATCTAGGAATACCATCCCAATCAAACGATTGTATTTCAGCTTGAAGTGAATTATAGCTATTATCATGACCAATAACAGCAAATACTTCTTCAAGCAATCCTGTCGCATATGAACATCCAAATTTATCTGATAACCAACATTTAGCTCTAGTTGTATCTATATCCTGCCAAGGAGTATTTGCTCCTCCCCAAGGTGCAGGATTTTGCTTCATTAATTCGTCTTTGAATGTATCATAACGAATTACGCCTTGCCAATCAGGATGTTCAGAAAAAACACGTCTTATATGCGTGTGAGTGATATTTGCAAAGTTTGGTATCCAATGAGATACAGATAGATCGATATCCTTATTTATTAATACAACTTTTGAGCTTGTTAGTGGTTGCGATTGTGAAGATGGATAAGAAGAAAAAGATCCATCATTTTGTGATGAATCTCCATCTACGATTTCTTCAATCATAGTTTCGTCCCCATTGCTATCGGGGCTATTTGGCTGTATATACGTAATACCGGATCGGACGCCGCCACGTTCTGCTCCTAGAGACCCCGAAACGTTAGTCGCGTTTTCGGGGTTTCGTTTATTCTTAATATTTGAAATATCAGATTCATTACTATCAACATTATCTTTAATGGATAATGAATCTGAAAACTGAAATTGACTAGAATCATGCGCCTTTTCTTGCTGCGCGTCAAGGACTGATTTTAAGATCTTCTGCATTTGCAGACGACGACGTTCAGATTGATCGTCAGACATAAATTAGCGCTTATCTATTTTATGAAGTTCTACAGGTTTATTAGCTTAACACAACTCTATAAAAGGAATGTTGTTTTCAAAACAAAGATCCTTGTCCGTTACCACCTTTTTTATCATTTTTTTTATCACTTGACTTTTTCTGGTTTTTCTTATCTTTCTGATTTTCAATATTTTTACGATCCTGGATTCTAGATGAACAGGACAAATCGGATTCTTTAGACAATTCACCAACATACTTCGCACCGTACATCGGTAGAATATCTCTAGCTAATATAGTACGATGACATTTTTCATGATCAGTACAATAACAAGTTAAAACTATACGATCTTTTGAAAGCATTAAAAACCAAGCTGCGTTGTTTTCAACGTAGCTTTTTTTCATTTCTTCTACGTAAAGAAGCTTGAATGTATCAAAGTCTATTTGGTTTTCCTTAGATTTATTTATAATATCCCAAGAAGGTGCAAAATTTAGTCCGAATCTGTTTGCTGATTTCCTAGTTACATCCTGTTTGTCTTTGTCTTGCGAATCTATTCGATCTGTATAGATTGTTAGTTTCGTATCTACACTAGTATCTATTTTATTGTTTGTATTGGATGATTTTGGTTGATATCTTTGATCGTACTTTTGAATACGTTTTACGAATTTAGCTAGAGATTTGATATCTATTTTTTTATCACTTACTTCTTTTGAATCGTAATCTTCTGAAGTTGTATTAAATCTCTCGAATTGTTGGTCACCATCAAGTAACCTCTCTTGATTATTTTTGAATAATAAATTTTCGGAATAAGCGCAAATAATGCACTTGATTGGTGTATTGTTAATGAAAAATGGTATTTCATGAGGTTGTATAGTTATATTGGAGTTGTATGTCCATTTACCATCTAGACACTTGTGCCACATTCACTTTTCAAACTTAAATGCAATTATGTTATCATACTTTGTAACGATTTTTTTATTTTCACCTTCTCCTCTACTTTTTCTTTCATCAGTATTAAAACTAACCATTGTTTCAGTTATCTTTTTGAAAGAATTCTTTTCTACAGGAATCCATCCACAAATTAAAAGAACATGTGAAAGTTTATCAAAATCCATATTAAAAAACCTCTATTCTATAACTGTAAAGTCTACACCAGGAACCAACTGAACATCACTTCTAAGCGAAATAGCATTTCCTTCTAAACTGTATACACGTTCATCTCCAGGTAATCCAAAATTAGGTTTATTTATTACTCCAAACATATCAATAAATTTAGCTGATTGTTTTTCTCCAAACGGACGTAACGCTCGACCAACCATCTGCAAGTATGTTGATGGATTATTACAATTACGATTAAGTATAATTGTCTCTATCGACGGATCATCATATCCGTACGAAAGTAAATATACATTGCATAGAACTTTTATAGATCCATCCTTATGCATTTCAACACCAGAACGATCTCCTGCGTGAGCAAAATACGATGATATTCCACTCTCTCTAAATTCTTCAGATAGATCCTTTGCGTCTTCTACTGTAGAGCAAAATACAGCAGCTTTAGTATTGTTTGCATATTTAATATATGCATCAACTGGACTTTTGAAAACAGCAACGTAAGTAGATGTTGGTGAAAAAACATCACACTTACAAAGGTGATTTAATTCAATCAATTCTTTTACAGATGGACCAACGATTAGCGCGTCTGCTAATCCAGACAATGGAGATCCGTCCTGTCTTGATGGTGTAGCTGTAAGAGATAGAACTTTTGCTCCTTGATCAATATAGTATTTTGCTACTTGATTCCATTCTGGAGTGCCGAAAAAGAATTGAGCTTCATCTAGAACTACAAATGATGCTCGAGGTCTAAATTTACGACCACGATGCGATAACGATTGCACTGTAGATATATGAACACGAGGAAACATCGTTTGTTGTAGTTCAGTATCTTCGTCTACAGTAACAACATCAACATTAGTTGGAAAATATCGTTTAGCTTGTTCGACTAGTTCTTTTAGCGGAGCAAGCCAAACTACAGAAGATCCTTTATTCTCTAGAATGTGACGTAATGCACAATTTACTCCAACTGTAGTTTTTCCTGCGCCAGTTGGAAGAACGCAGCATACAGATCGTTTACCTAATGAATATTCATTGAATATATCGTTGATAGCTTTTGATTGGTAGTTACGTAGTTTCATTTTTAAGGATTTTTAACTAGATTTATAAGATGAAGTTGGTAACATATCTGTATCTTGAGTATTAAACATTGAACCAATTGTTGATATAACAGAGTCGATTTGTCCGATATAATCTTTCTCTAGATTGTATTTTTCAATAGTTTTCCACTTCGATACCTGATGAGAGAAAAAATTACAAATTTCCATCAATTAACTTAACAACACCATCGTGAGATTGTCCTAATGCATAATGCATATTACGATTACATTTTCCACATTTATCTGGAACGAAATCTTCGTTAGATTGAATTATTTCATGATCACAACATTGAGATTTAATCATTTTTTTATTCCGGTTTAACTAAAACAACTTATTCTGAACACCAGGAGGTCCATATTTCTTATACTTCAATTCAGTAGCTTCTTTTTCTTTAAGCTTTTGTTCCTCTATTTGCTTTTGTTTTTGAATCTGAATTTGAAGCTTATCTGCTTCATATTTTGCCATCAATTCAGGATTATGTATAAGGCATTCAAAATCAACGTTTTCAATTGATTCGCAAATGCATTTAATCTCTTCAGTTACTTCTGAAATAATGTTAGATACTTCTACTTCGATCTGTTTTTGATCTTCGATTTTTTCGATTTCTTTTTCTTCAACCTTTGTTTGTCTATTTTCATCTTCCATGTTCCTGGAATCTTCGATCCGTATATCGAGTTTGGTATCTCGTAATGTTTGTTCCTTATTACTGATGCCATTATCGATTTTAACCTTCACAGGAACAATAGACTTACCAATATCATGAACAGAAAAAAGTGTCTTTTGACTCTTACCTAAACAATGTGGCGAACACCATAAACGTTCACGATAACTATTCGCATCAGCTTCAGTACCATTACCTCCGCCATAACCTCCTTGCGCCTTCCATTCTAATGTAGTCCAATTATCAGGAGGATTAAATTGACCTTCATAACCACAATAGATGATTCTCATTAATGGATTGTCGCCATTTTCAACAGCCCATCTCTGAACATCTCTTGCAACCTTTTGATCTGTATTACCTCCTACAGAATAATCCATCTTACCTTCACCGTAAGGAGGATCTAATACAATACCTGTAAGACCTCTCTTGTATGTAATAGTTGGAGTACACACACGAGACCAGTCTCCACAAGCTACATGCGTCAATCGTAATCGATTCTGAAGCTTCTTAAAGATATCGTATAAATTAGCTATACGATCGTCTGTAAGAATTCCACGATCTAAAATCGCAGGCATCTTACATTCAATCTCTTTAACGCAAAATCCTCCACCAACCCAATTACATAATCCCCAACACCACCAACCTGCAATTTGTGGATCAAAGTAATAAGGTTCACGAAGCATTCGTTCGCGAAATTCCTTTTGACGAACAAGCCAATTTTGTCTTGCAATTAAATCAGTTTCATTAACTGGCCAATCGCAATGTTCAGCTACGGCATGTGCGTTGTATTTTACAGAACGCCAAAAGTTAGCGACGTAAGAATCAAAGTCATTTACAGACTCCATTTTTGGTTCATGAGGTCTAGCCAATAAGATTGATGCTGAACCCATAAATGGTTCAACGAAGTTCTGAACATTACCAAGTATCTCCCATATTAGCGGAGCTACTTTTCGTTTTCCACCGAACCAAATGTAAGGAGATTCTAATACATCAACCATTACTTGAAGCTCCACGTAAAAATAGAATACGAAACATCTCTCCTCGCGATACCCTTAAACCAGGATTATCGCTTTCCATTCTAGTAATGTTTTCGTCAATAATAAGTAAATCAGAATCAGATAAACGAACATTAATCTGATTTGAAAGAATGTTTGAATTTTGCTTAACAGCAGAAACATTTACTGTATCTGTTGTAGATATTGTCTGTATATTATTATTCTGTTCATCCACGACTAAATCCGTCCTTATATAGTGCGCCGTGCACCGATCTGACGCTACCATATAACGGTGTACAGGCGCTAGCCTAGGCTAGCGAAGGCGTGTGCACGCTATTTACTGGACACGCTAGGTACCGTCGTGGTTAGGTAGCGATCGGTCGTACGGAGCGCCGCTAGTGGCGTGACACGGGTAGATGCGGATTGAATTTACAAATGGAAAACATCGAAACTGAAATCAAAAAGTCAGATGTTGAAAAAACAAATGAACTTAGGATTTGCATTCAACGATTGATTCAGAATAGCGATTTTTCTGTAGAGCGACTTACTAACGCTAAAAAAGAAATCAAAGATCTTTTCGATTCAGAAGAGTTTGAATCCGAAGTTGCTCGTTACGCTTGGATTGCTTGTTACTCTTCATCAACCATTAAAGATTGTCTTCGATGGTTTAGTTCAATAAATTCAATCGCTGAAGAGGCGTACGATAATATTATTGAACCTTACGATAATTATGTAGAACTTAATGATAGTGAATTCGATAATCATCTTTCTGATTGTCTTAATGGAATCAAGCTTGCAAAAGAAAACGGAACATGCGACGGAACTTTTGTTTCAGCAGAATACATTCGTGGATCAATTAATGATCTAACTAAAGCGCTTGAATATCTTGGTTTCAATCGTGAAGCTGTAAACATCCGAAATTCAATTGAGGCTTTAAAATCAAATGTCGAATGATAATACAGAAAAAATGGATATCGATACAACCGCTACAGATAAAGATATCAAATGGTTTGTTTGGAATTGGAATAAGGATAAATTGGATAAATCTAGCATTCGATTTACAATAAATTTCAATAACATTGTTGTTAGTGAAAGTTGGATTAAAGCAAATATTAATGAACCTGGAAATGTAGTTGCTGGTCCATTTAATGTTTTGAAAGATGCAATTTCAAAGTGTGATGAGTTGAACGGTTGATATATAGATCATGGAACAAAACGATCTCCTTGACATTACATCGACTGGACGCTCAAACGCACCGTATCGCGTTTTAATTTACGGTCAAGGTGGAGTAGGTAAATCTACATTCTGCTCTAAATGCAAAGATGTATATTTCCTTCCAACCGAAGATGGTGTCAATGACATCCATGTTCCGCAGTATAAAGAAAAGATTTCTTCTCTTGACATTCTATACAGGATTCTAGACAAACTGCTTAATGGTAAACATCCATACAAAGCAGTTTGTCTAGATTCAACAGGATCTACAGAATCTCTAATCATTGAATCGATCGAATCTCGTCTAAAAAAGGCAGGAGGTAAATCTCCTAAAACGATTCAAGAGATGAACGATGATTTTGGTTCTGGTTATACAGCAATTGCAAATGAATGGAGAGAACTACTTAAAAAGTTTGATGAGTTACGAAATATTCGTAATATCAATGTTCTACTAACTGCTCATGCAAAACGTGAAAAAGTAGTCAATCTAGAAGGTAAAGATTACGATCGATTCACACTAGACCTTATTGGTCAAAAGAGTAGTAAGGTAATTACTAATTGGTGTGATCATGTTTTGTTTGCTCGTCAAGATATTAGTGTATCCGCAGAAAGCAAACATAAGCTTTTAGCAATGAGCGGATCGTTATCAATCTATACTCGTGGAACAGCATCATTCTCTGCAAAAACTCGCGGAGAGATAACTTGGCCAGACCGCATTCCATTGTCGTGGGATGTTTTTTCTACACTACGAGAATTGATTTCTACGCATGGAAAAGAACTTCCTTCGTACTTGAAAAGTAGGTTTGAAAAAATTAAACCATTGATTGAAAAAGATAAAGTTGAAAAAGCGGAAATAGCATTCAATAACTTTTATAATGCTGGAGTGTGGTATCTAGCAGATATGGTCTGCAATCAAGCAGAAAATGAGGCTAAAAATGTTTGAAGTTTTTGAAAACGATAAATCTTGTAACAACACACAATTTAACGTTCACAAATCTTGGAAAAATAGTAAATTCAACACATACCAAGAAGCTAAAGAGTACGCAAGAAAATGGCTTGGTGGATATATTATGCCTAAAGATTGGGATGGGTCTAAATTTGATTATTCTGGTAGTGGTTCAATAATTGAAATTAGAATTGTCGATTAGGTAAATCTATTTTAGAAAACACGTTAAATAAATACCTCCGTTCCTTCCGGTAGAAGGAAGATGTCTTATAAGCATCTAAGCTTGGTTCAACTCCAAGACGGAGGACTATGAAAAATCTACAAGAACTATCTTGGTCTATTGATTACATGTCACACTAATCTCCTAAATGAAAGTATATCTCATGTTCTTCCGTGTCACACTATGGCAGAGAACCTCAGATTATATAGAATCCGTGCGATCAGCCGCGTACACCAGAGGGTTTAACGATGGTAAAGCGGCCGGCATTACAACGTGTCGTGTTACGCCCTATGGTACCAATATATTAGTGATGTCTCCGTCGATCTCTACCGCTCTAGAGAGGACATCAGATCATATAGAATCCGTGCGATCGGACGCGTACAACCGAGGGTTCGACGATGGTAAATCGGCCGGCATTACGGCCGGCATTTGCGAAAATCTGGCGAGGTCAATGTTCGGATCGTTTGGATCGATGTTCATGGAGCATACCGAGAGAGAAGCGGCTATTAGGGCAACCAGACGCTCATAGTAGATGTGGAAAAACTACAATTTTATGTCTAAACTAGCTAGGTAGATTATGTCAAAAGTAATAGATGCAATAGATTACCTTCAATCAAAAGTAAACAGCAATGTATATGTGAAGGTAATGCAAGTTTTGACTAAAGATCAAAATATGCTTGTAATGAAACTTGTTATTCTTGCAAAAGCAAAGAATAATACTCCAGCATCACAAATAGAATTAGAATCAAAAGGAAAAGAATTCATCACTTCACTGACAGATGATCAAAAAACAAAGCTTTCAGGTATTGTTGGTAAAGATGTTGTTGATAATCTTGTAGAAGCTATCAAGTAATTACATAACAGAAAAAGATACTAGCAATAGTGGCGGAATGGCAGACGCACTCGGCTTAAAACCGAAGACCGAAAGGTGTATGGGTTCAAGTCCCATCTATTGCACAAGATCGTAAGAAAGGAAATAAATGTCTTCAGAATCTGAAACTCACATTATTACAGAACAGCAATACAAAGATGCTTGCTATAGCAATCTAGGATTCTGTATCGAATGTAAAGAATTTACTCGTGAGATGGTTGAACCTGATGCTGAAAACTACAAATGTCCAGAATGCGAAAGTGATACAGTTTTCGGATCAGAACAATCTTTGATTCTTGATCACATTCAAATCATCTAAATAAAAAAACAGTATATACTTAAGGTTAAAAATGGAACAGCAGAAGTGCACTCATAGTTATTATGATGGATCGAAGCAAATTCGTTGTCACAAGAATAGTGAATGCGATATTTGCAAGCATTGTTCGAGTGATTGTCCTGGACATTATCGTATCCGAATTACAAGCAATCGTGCTGGTAATAACGGAATCAAAACTATTCACAATCATCGTTTTTAATATATATATATATTAGATACAATACATCATAAATACTTAAACTAATAAATTTGCTCTCGCATGGATGGTCCATGGACTGCAAAATCTTAAAATATCAGTTACGATAAAGGTAGATAAAACAAAATGGCTACTGAGCGAATTACTGAAGGTCACTATCGCGCGGTTGTTGAGAATCCTGAAATCGCCGTTAGTGCAAAGAAAGATACTCCTTGCATTAAAGCGACTGTTAAGATCGTAGAAGAAGGACCTCATAAGGGTATGCGTCTTTCGTGGGAAGGTTGGCTTACCGAAGGTGCTGGTAAGCGAACCATTCAATCGATGATGTATGCTGGATGTACTTTTCCCCCTGCTCCCGGTTCAGATGAACCTAACCTCGAGGATTTTACAGGTTGTGGTTCTGTAGAGATTGAAGCTGTAATCTCTATGGAGGAATACACTCCAGAAGCTACAGAATCGAATCCTACTCCAAAGACATCAAAGCGTCCGCGTGTAGAATTCATCAATGCAATCGGACAGAGTCGTGCTACTCGTGCTGTAGATTCTGGACAGAAGAAGATGATTGCTTCTCAGTTTGGAGGTCTCATTAACGCTGTTCGTAAGGAACAGAACGATCGTAAGGGTAAGAAAGATGATGCATCTTTTGATCCTAAGACGTTAGATCAACAGAACGCATCTGCTGATGAAACAGCAAAGAAGCTTTACTAAGTAAGTGGACAGGGCTAGCGATCGTATGCTATAATCAGGATACGATCGCTCGTCCAATTGGATATTTTATTTACAACGAACAGTACATTAGATTGTTCCACAACACCAAAAATATTTAACAGTGTTGTATATAAAATATCCAATTGGGCGTGCGATCAATATAAACGATCTATAACGCCTAAAATGTTTTTGGAGCTAAAAGTGTCTGAAGTTGAAAACAACCGTATTGAAACAACATCAAAAGATTCCCGAGTACGTCGCGAAGAATGGCAAAAGGAAAAGGAATTCGAGAAAGACGGAATAGTCGTTATCGTAAGTAAGCTTCCTTTACATCTTCCTCGATATAGCATTGAAATTGCATCACGTACACAATTCGGAGATCAAAAGATTGGTCGCCATTTTCAGGTTCACGTTGATCGCAAATCTGGAAGCGCTGTAGTTAGTCGAATTATGGTTAGATCTCTTGTTGTTCTAGTTGGTGAAGCCGAAAAGTATATTGAAGATCAAGAACAACTAGATATTAATGCTTTCGTTGAATGGAAAAAGACGAAAGAAAAGATTGAATCTGGAACATCTTTGATTGAAGATGATGATAATGAGATTTTAATACCTGCAACAAAATGAGCAATAAAATTATAGAAGATGACGAAATTAAGTTTATACACGACTTGATTTCAGAACTTCAAAGCGAAGGTTTTGCAGTTACAGGATGCACTTTGTGTAATAATAATAGTCCTGCTAAAACTGCAAAATGCAGAATTTGTGGTAACATTTGTTATCCAAAAGATCAACAGAATAACTAACTAAAAACTAAAACGAAAACAGGATAATGCTTTTCGCTCTCGTTCACCTAATTTCAGTTACACTATCTCACGGATCTATGTCGTCCGATATCGTAACAGAATCTGCAATGTACGTAAGAGATATCGCTCTTGAGGAGCCTACTCTTTTCCATGTTAAAGGTTTAGACGAATTTGGTGATAAAAAAGCATCCGCTTGTTTAGCTGCAACTTGGTTTTATCGAGAGAGCGCATTTGATCCAACTGTGATTGGTGATAATGGTACATCTTTCGGTATTCCACAGATGAAAAAGCAACACGCGTTACTCACTAACATTGAAATAGATTTGATTCGTACAGATCGAAAAGAATCTATTAGAGCAGGATATCGTTTACTCCGTCATGAGATTAAGCGATGTTCAAATGTTAGTGATGGACTAGGAGCTTACGCTTCTGGAGTTTGCGGTGGAGCTAAAGAAAAAGTTAATAGTAGATTAAGTATCGCTAAAAGTTGCTGGATAAACTAATGAAAACTCCTCCTCTAGACTACGAAACATTACGAAAACGTAAAGGCAAATACGCTCCTTTATGGTATACGGTGTTCGATTTTGGTCTAGAGGGAATTACAAATCCTAATGGAGCACCATTAATCGGAGCGGTAGTTTCAAACGATGGCTCTCGCGTAGGTGGACGCTACTTTCCAACTGTAAATTCGATTATTGTTTATAGTAACGATGATCATTATGTAACTCTTGCTACAGCCGTTCATGAGCTTGCTCATTATAATATGTATATCTGCGCTTGCGATCATGTTCCTAGAACTAAATCAGCAAGAGTTAAGTGTGTATACAAAGGTGAACATGATCGCGAATTCTACAAAATGCTTGAGCCGATGTATAAACAAGCTCAAGTACCAACATACGCTGCTAGAGTAGTCGAAGGTAAATACGACTATCCGCAACATTGGAATGACGATAGCTGGCGATAAATGTCCATTAAATTTAATCTAGACTCATCGTCAATAGATTCGGATCTTGAAAAAGATACCGGATCTTTTGTTATTAAAGATATCAATAGTGTTAATGATACGAAAAAAGAATCGCCATCAGGACATTCTAAGTTGCCAGATTTGAGTGATATACAGAGATTGTTTAATCCAAAAAATGATGATAAATCCAATAACACTAATGGTTCTAATAGTCGTAACAACGGAAATGGTTCATCCAACTCCGCACAGTCAAGAGTATTGGATGACGGAAATTCACGTAAAGAACATAATGAACAAACAGAATCATCGATAGAAAATTCACCAAAAGGTCGCGAGATAATACTATCATTAGATAATGTTCTATCAGATCCAAAAGACAACATTTCTCGTGGATGTAGAGTTTTTCTTCCTACAGACCATGATGTGATAACTCTTGCTCATCTAATTAGAACTAAAGGTTTAATTAACCCTGTTGAAGTTGTTGAATTAGATGAGCCAATAGAAAACGAATCTAAATTCTATACACATAAAGTATGTTCTGGATTCAAGCGTTTTGCAGCTTTACAATATCTTGGTTTCAAAACATATCGATTCACTATATTCGATGATTTATCTGACGACGATAAACTGATTCATAACGGAATAGAAAATTGGGGTCGTACAGATCCAACAGATTACGATCTTGCATTATACATTGCCGTTCTACATCGTAAGCGTAACTGGACATCTCAACGAATCGCTCTTGAAATTGGTGGTAAAGCTGGAAGAGTTGAATCTCTGTTATTGATAGCAACAAAGCTTCCTGCTGAATTGCTAGAGGTTTTCCGTATTCAACCTACTCCTGAAATACGTCGAGACCTAGCAAAGATATCACTTATACAGCGAGATACTGTAGAAGAAACGCATAAAGCTATGATGGCCGAATGGATTCGTATTGAAAATGAGCGAAAACGCACTGAAGATATTCGATCTAATATTCCACACGCTACTAATAATGCTCGCGTCGGTTCTGGTAGTGGTTCTTCTAAATCAAATTCTAGCGATAGAAACAATAGGTTAATAGAACTACGCAACGAACAATCTCAAGCTAGTCAATGGTTTGATTCTTTAAGTAATACATACAAGCCTATCACTGAAGATATGCGTGAATATGCTGATATGATTTTTAGACATCTTTCTGATCGTAAACTAAGGAGTCCATTTCGATGAATGAAGTTGAAAAAGTAAATCATCCAACTCACTACAATCAACATCCATCTGGAATTGAATGTATTGATCTTGTAGAAGAATTTAACTTCAACTTTGGTAATGCGATTAAATATCTTTGGCGTTGTGGTAAAAAGAACAATGTCGAAGCATCAGAAGATATTCGTAAAGCTAAATTTTATATTGATAGAGAATTTGATCGTCTTAAAAAAGTACACAAACCAGAATACATTACTAATGACATGTTAAATTCAATTACAGCTTATAAGATGTCAAAAAATCTAACTATTGATATTTCATATATGATCGAAAAGATTATTTCTTCAGATCCAAATTATTTGCTTTCAAAAGTCTTGAAATCTGTTATATCTAACGAAGATCCTAGAATTCACTTTCAAGACTTGAAGTGATAAATGTCTAAACCGAACAAATCGAAAAAGAGTAAAAAGAATAAACACTCTTCTAAACATTCAGCTTCAAAAGCTAACGCTAAATCAAAAGCTAAATCAAAGAAGATAGTTTATTCTGGTACTCCTGGACCTTCTGTTCGTAAAAAAGACAAGAACGATCATACATACTTTATAGATCGCGAAACAGGAAAACGAGTTAGTCGCAATAGATGGGAATTTGAACGTCAACAGATACATAAAGTTAGAGATAAATCTAGACAAGAACGTAAAAAAGATCTAGACAAAATCAAACAACCTGTAGTTCAACATTTTCCTGAATACGTAGATCCTATTGGTGTACCTAAACGTAAAATCAATAAAGATTTTACATATGATTCAGATTACTTTGAAGGTGAATCGTTTGAAGTAGAAGATTTTGAACCTTTCGCTATCGAAGGCGAAGATGAAACAGGTTGATAGGATATAATAATGAGCGATTTATACGATAAAGAAACAGCAATAGATGGTGAAGTTGATGGTGAAAAACTACCATCATACAATATTATTCGATCTTCTCAGATTGATAAAAATGTATTCAAACTATTTACAGAAGAGTTTGTTTACATAATGTCTTACTGTGATGAAGGTTGTCCAGATGAAAATAATGAAGTTAACCAAATTTATTGTGTAGATGTATATAGTTATAAAAATGCAAACATAGAACTAATTCGATCATACGACGATCGTAAGAATCCTCACGCTCGTAAGGTTTTCTGGTACGCAATGCTTCTATCTGAAATCATAAATAAACAACTAATAGGATGAATACATTGGGAAACATTGGACCTACAAAGCGTTCTGCTGATTTCAACGATTACGTTGAATTGGAATCTAAGCTCGCTAAAGCTGAATCAGAAATTGTACGTCTAAAAGACTACAATAAAAAGTTGTTAAATGTTCTACAATCAAAAGATACTCGTATCAATGATCTTGAATCTAACGATAGTGTAAATAGTCCAGATATTGTCATTGCAATTAATGACTATGTTACTCTTCGTGATACAGCATCAAAGCTTCGTGAAGAGAATAATAAGAAGTCTGTAAACTTTAATACAACAGGCGAATCGGGTTCATATAATACTCCAGCAAACGTTATTGATGCAGGTTTGAATTGGACTAGAAAGTCTATTGAAATCTGCAATAAGCTTGCTAATAAGCTTGGATTGAAAAGCAAGTAAAAATGTCCGCATCAAAGCTAAAGGTTCAATGGAAAGGAAGTATTGTATTAGGCGGACCTGCTAATGCAGAAGAACAGGCTCGTCAAGAGCTTGAAGAGCTATTATACGGATATTTATCTCAATGCTATTACTTGGATGATTCTATGCGTGCTGCAAAGTACGCCGAAGTAATAGCATCAAAGATTCCTTATCAAATCAAAGGAAGACAAATCATTACTTTTGTTAATATAGATGTCTTGTATCGTAACCCTCCTGGACCATATAAATGGTGGATTAGAGTAAGAACAGATAATAATGGCGTAATTAGTAATACAGTTAGACCTGGAACTAGATCGTAAATAGATCGTAATATAAGAACTAAGGAATACATCAAATGTCATCTACTGTCGATATCTTTCTGCTTCAAAACGCTTGTAACCTCGCTAACAGGTTCGACGGATGTCAACTTCGTATCGACGCTCCAAACAATGATGAAGGTACTGAAGTTTGGACTCTTGATCTTGTAAACGATGAAGGTGAATGCGAAGAATACGATGTTGTTATTAAAGATAAAGATCTAAACATCGCTCTTAATAAGTTTGTATCAAAGGCAAACAAAGAGATTGATGAAGATCCAATGTCTTCGGATGATGAAGACGGTTTAGATGATGACGAAGATTGATTAGTTGGTTACGTTGATGCTACTGCGATCACGTTCAATGTAGCATCACTGAGGTAATATATAATGTCCAAACACTCTCCTTCAACAACATCACCTTCGCATAAACATGCATTCAAAAGCTCATTCTTTACAGAATCAGAACATTGGGATGCTCACGTAAAGGTAGATTACGATACTAAGGTCAATCCTATAAGCGTTAATAGGATTGCGAAGTTTATACATGAAACAATTAAAAAGAACGTTCATGGAATTACTGGATATACAGTAAAGATTTTCACTACAGGAAAAGGCCATCATCTCCGTATATGGTGGATTCGTAAATCTCTATTACCTATTCCTGCTACATCAATATTACGTTTTCAACGCGATCTAAACGACGATCCTATGCGTCAGAAGTTTAATCAAGCTAGGGTACGTCGCGGTGAACCGTATTGGAATGTTCTTTGGAATCTAAAAATCCGTAACGGAAAGATTGTATCCAAAGAAGAACGTTGTCAATCTTTAGAAACTGAAATAGAAAATAAATATTTGAATATTAAATATGAAAAATCTACCTGACGGAATATATCCTGCTAAAGCGAAAAACGCCAAAATGACTAAAACGTCAGATGGCGTTAATTTCGTTGAAGTAGAATTAGATGTTAATGGATATAGCATCCATTGGCGCTCACCATTAACAAAAGGTGGTACAAAGAAAACTTTCTTTTCACTACTAAAAATGGGCGCATCTATGGATGTAAATAATCTAGATGAAGTAGAAGATCCACTTAAAGGTGTTGGATCAAAACAGTTTATGGTAGAGATTGTTAATATCGAATGTGAAGAAAATGAAGCTCCTGGAAGCTTCAAAACATTCGCTAAGGTTGTATTATGAGCGGAATAAAGATTCAATAAAAAACGAATCAATTAAAGCTGTTTTAGGGATAGATGATTATTCATTAGCTAAACGTGGTCACGAATTAGGTAAACAGATGATGGATAGAGTTTGCGTTTGCGGACATCAATGCAGAGAACATAACTTTATACCTCATACAGAAAAAACAATACAAATTACAACATCTCCTGTTCGTAACGAGGTTCTTAATATACCTATTAGTAGAACGACTGAGTTGCACGATAATTACTGTCAATGTCAAGAATGTCAAAAGTAAAATGATCCTTAGAGGTGAATCTTTGGGAAGAATAGAATTTGATATTCTGTTTGAGTATATAACTGATAATGATGGAGATTTTGTTCGTTGTGTAGTATACAGCATTCCATCATACGACTATGTTGTAGGCGATTGGATGCGTGATAGAAATAAAGCATTCAAAAATGCAATGATGTTAGTTTTGAACGATAAAAAAGTTCTAAATACTATTCACTGAAAACGAGAGTAAAATGTCCGAAACTAAATTGTCTGACTTTTGTTGTGGTTCATTATCATTAAACGACTGGACTGAAAAATGTACATCTACAGCCAAAGAAAAAGGTTGGGGATGGAATGACGGTGAATCAATAGATCCAACTTTTCTATCCGCTCAACTAATGCTTGTTGTAACAGAAGCTGCTGAAGGTTGCGAAGATCTTCGTAAAGGGTATATCAAAACAATGTACCTTGAAAAAGCTTTTTCATTGGATGGAAAGCTTAGTACTGAAAATATCCATACAGAACAAAAATACATTGATGGAATTCCGCAATACAAGCCAATTGGTTTTCCATCAGAAATTGCAGATATCTTGATTCGTATTTTTCACATCGCAGGCGAATGTGGTATTGATTTGTTGAAAGAGGTTAAAGATAAAGATCTATACAACAATACACGTTCATTTCGTCATGGTAATAAGAAGTTATGAAAAATGATCCGTTTGAAAACATTATTTCTGAATGGATAAAATCAACAAAACTAACAATTACAACTGATAATATATTAAAGGATGCATTGAAACTAAAACTAAATGAATTCAACTTATCAAACAGAATGAGAGTACATTCTGTAATGAGTAAATTAGGATTTACTGCTGGAAAAATTAATAACGTCCGTATGTGGATTAAAAAATGAAATTCTATATCGCTACCAAACTAGAAAACCACAAACAACACAACATTGTTCGTGACATCCTTGTAAATGACTACAACTATCAAATTACATACGATTGGACTATTCATGGACCAGTTTGGTCAAAAGGTGTTAGTGAAATCAAACGCGTTCAGCAGTTAGAAATCAACGGAGTAAGAGACGCGGACGTAGTTATCGTTCTATCTAATTGTCCAGATAAGAACATTCCTACAGGTCTCGGAACGCACGTAGAATTAGGTCTTGCTATTGCATACGAAAAGGATATTTACATCGTAGGTAATAGAGATATTATTTCTGGAGCTTGCACTGATACGTGTGCATTTTATCACAACAGTTTAGTTAATGCATTTGAAACTTACGAAAGTGCTATTTACCATATCTATAGAAAGTATTATGGATCAAAAATAGATCAAGAATGGCCAAATAGATTTTAATGTCCGGTGGATTACAATGTCCGACAACTCATCAACATTATCAAACAAAGACTTCAACAGGTTTATAAACGATCGTAATGCAAAAGACGAAAACGATCTATTGGTTGAAGTAGATAAGGCTGGTCCATTAGGTTACAAGCTACCTAATACTGGACATCCTGATTGCATCAGGTTTTTATTAGCTTCATATCGTCTATGTTCTAACAGTGATATGTTCGGTAGAAACATTGGTTTAATTTTACAAGAGCGCGAACCTTATGTCTTGGTTAGGAAAACTAATAAAGACAATAGTAAAGAAACCTAAAATGAAGTACAATATCACACTAATAGATAAACGTGGAAACACTGTTTTAAAAACAGAAGAATCGTTTGATATTGTACCTATAGTTTTGAAACATAAACATTTATACTACGTACTACCATTCGGAGAATTAACGTCTGAATATAGAAAAAAGATAGCATCTGAAAGATTGGATTACACATACAAAGAAACTGACATTCATTGGTTAAATCATGGCTAGACTAAAAGGTTCTAAATATTGCAATTTCAGATACAGAAAAGATTGGTGTATTCAACCATGGACATTACTTTGTAGTCCTATTTCTATATACATTAATGCTTTTGAAAATCCAGAAGAATACGCTTGTCTTCAACCTTTTAGTATTACAACTCATATACTAAATACATGTCCAACTACATCGAACAAATGCTTTGTATCTCAGTCCGTATTGCATTAATGGGCGATACGAACCGTAAATATTGTTTAGGTGCAGTTGCGAAACGTACAGATGGAGCTTTAGTGTATGCATACAATGGACGACCATTAAACGTTCATGCTCCATCTCACGCTGAATTTAGATTGAGTAAGAAACTAGATTCGTCTCGTACAGTTTTCGTATCTAGAGTTAATCGTAATACTGGCACTATTGCTTTAGCTAAGCCTTGCCAATCTTGTCAGATTGCATTGAAAAGCAAGTATGTTGAAAAAGTGATATACAGCATTACTGAGAAAGAATATGGAGTGTTATTTCTATGAATAATGTAAAAGAATACGTTGGTATCGTTAAAGTTGATAGACCTATAATTTGTACTGTCAACGTAACTAAAAATCTTCCAGGAGAATCATCTCTTATAAAATTTAACATTTATGAGATGATGTTACATGGATGTAAACACGCAGGACTGAATATTAAATCAATTAATGATCAAATGTATAAAAATACAATACGTGAACTTGCATCATTTATAAAAGTTACTAATATAGTACATGATAGATTTGATTATGGAATAAACACAAATCTATACATTTTATCTCAAATTGAATTTGAATCAATTGTATCAAGCCAGTTTAGCTTTTTAATGACAACAAAAGAAGGTTTTGAAAGTATGGTTCTTGAATTTACAGAGATTGAAAAATGAACAAATCATGGATCTGGAAATCTATCGCTGGACTTATATATCTAGTATTTGCGATATCATATGCTAGAATATGTAAGAAGCGTACTGAAAACATAATCATGATGAAGTTGCGTGATCAAGAAATTGAAGTTCAATTATTCGCTTACGGATCAATATTATTCTTCAGTACATTTTGGTTTATATCGTATATTTACGATGTATATCAAAACAAAAAAAACTTTAATACTTCTAACAAATTTGATAAGTCCGACTACGACATTATTGATGCTGAATTTCAACGCATCGAAAAAGATTTTGAAACTATGTATAAACGTATTTTGAATTGCGAATCAAAATTAAATATTGATGAAAAAAAATATGATGAATACGATCCAGATCCAAATTTAGAAGACATATGCGATCATAAAGATTGCGATGGATCTACAGTTGGTGTTTTTTACGAACGTAAAAACGAACCAACAGATTGCGTTCGATGCGATAAACATAAAGACTCATGACATATATCATACTATCTACCATTGAAATCGGCTAAGCTATTAATGAGGAGGTCTCAATGAAATCAAATCGCCCTAAGCCACGTCCATGTCCAAGCTGCTAATTAACAATCTGCTAATAATCTAAACACATTCAAAAATATACATAAATGTCAAATATATCCGTATCGGCTCAAATATTCATTTGGATTACGACTACATACGGTATATCCGTAGTAGTATCGCAATCGAAGATATTTGAGCCGATACGTTCGTTTATGTATAAACGTATATCTACCTTTTTAGGAGATATGCTTAAATGTATAATGTGCTTTGGATTTTGGGTAGGATTAGTAATGTCCTTAGTTTTACAACTAGGACCTAACAATCTGCACACGAATAGATTATATCGAATTGTACTAGATGGATTTGCAACATCCGGGATTGTATGGATTATACATGTTGTACTTTTTAGGTTGCGCGACGAAAACTGCGAAAAGTAGGACGTCAAGTTCTTTTTTTCACTTACAAGGCTCGTGCCAAAGGTTGACTTTCAAGGTTCGTACCAGAAAGGCAACCTTCAACTTTTGTGCCACCTACAAAACCTACAAACGGTTACTTGTAGCAGAAAAGGTACCTGTAGAACAAGGTAAGTAAAAACCTTACACGTACGAAACTGTAAAGAAAAACCTCACACCGTACGCCACTGTACCTCTTTGTAGGTAACAGTAAGTCCTTGTAGGTAACTGTAGGTTAAGGTGTTTGGTACGTTTCCTTCAAAGTAGGTTTTCTGGCACGTTTCTTGAAGCACCTACACTGTAGGTAACAAGGTCCGTGCGCGCACGCGTAGCAGAAACCGTGCCAAACCTTACACTAGCAAAACCGGTGCCAAAACCTCGAGTTTTTTCTACAGCAAGGTCCGTGCCAAAATTAAAACCTTGCAGAAACCTGCTAAAAACGTAAACTGTAACTTAACCAGACGCTTTCGTACCTTTTCGTGACGCGTTTTTCTCGGTGTTTTTCAACCTAGTGTCACAAAGCGTGACGTTTTCTAGGTTTCGCAAAACAGGACTAGTGGAAAACGGCCGCTTTCTGGCACTGTAGGTTTTGGCACAGCGTCTGCACTAGCTCTAGGTACGAACGCACCTAGCGAAAAAGGTTGGCACGAAAAAAAGTCTGTAGTGAAGGACTTGCGAAAGCCAAAAGAGTAACTAAGCTAGGTGGACGAACGGAGGTTTTCGCGAATGGAAAACGAAAAAAGCTTTTGCGCTGAAAAATGGATGGACGAGTCGTACGGTTGTAATAAACCGCACTCGAAAATCACTGAAACTCAGAAAAAGCAAATTCGGTACCTAGAAAATCAAAACGACCTAGAGATTTTGCGCGGAATGTGGGGTCGAAGTTTTGAATGTTCTTGTAAAACTTGCGGAACAAGTAAACATTTTGGAGCAGCAGATAATGCTCGAAAATGGCTTGAATATGGACACGCTGGACATCGAACGTGGATTGATACTCTAAACAGGTAAAAGCCGAAACGCACTAATAGTGCGTCCGTACGTAAAAGCGTACGCTGATGAGGCTAAAAATGGAAACTAAAGAAATTGAATCTACACTTCGTCAAATCGGACCAATCGACGAATGTTCATTTCGATATGATGAATCTACTAAAACGTACATAGTAAAGATTAAAAATGAAAACGGATTTGTAACCGGAGAATCATCGAGATTGTTGGATGCAATGATTTATGCGATGGAAGAATATAGAAATCTTCAAGACGAACCTAGAACCTAGAACGCCACAGGATCTAAAAACGATTGGTACTAAGGTCGAAACGAACCATAATAGGTTCGTACGTACGTAAAGCGTACGCTGATGAGACCAAGATTTATAAAGGGTATTGATCAAAATGGCAAACGAAAACGTCGAAATGATCGATAACTGTATCGACGCAACACTCGAAGGAATCAAAGGGTTGCTTTTGATCGAATGGTACGCAAAGGATAACGATACGTGCAAATTGGCGAAGGAATCGCTTCGTAGGATCGCCGAAATGAACGATCGATTCGCTCAAATGATCGAATCATGCAGGAAATAGCTTCCGTGAAGTTCGAAACGCACACTTGAAAATGTGCGTATGTACGTAAAGCGTACCACTAAAAACTTGGTTATCAAATAATTGAAAGTAGGTTGAATAATTGTTTTAGGTAAGGTCCAGCACACTCCATAGGGTGCGAGCCTTCAAAATACAGACCGGACCTAGGCCGGGTATTTGCATCGTAGAAATAAGCTACGATGATTTCGAGATCGACACTCGAATTGAAGGTCTAAATCGAAGTGTAGTAACATCTAAAATCGAAGGCATGAAACCCGTACGGTGGCACGAAAAATAAAGTAGCAGATGGCGAAAAAAGCCCTTGCGAAAGCCACCGAATCGATTTAGAGTGTTTGTGACGCGAAGTGAAACGAACCTAGCGCGAATAACCGTGCTGGTACCAGATTTGAAAGGTTGGATATACAAATGGCAAAGCCTGAAACCACTTCCACCAAGTCCGATTCGAAGCACTCCAACAACAAGGCTCCAGCTGCTACCGTTGCGGCGCCGAAGAATGAGGCTCCTGTGGCTGCAAAATCGAATGTCGTACCGCTCTCAGCTTCCGAAAAGCACGTCGGAGCGCCTCTGAATAGCAAGGTCGAAGGTGCTCGTGTTCGAACCGGCGCAAAGGGTGTTTCGAAGGCATATCTTCCTCCGATCGCTACTCGCCGCAAGATGTTGACCTTCGCGTGCACGCTCGCGACGAAAACGTCGAAGCGCCTCAAGAAATGGACGGCAGAAAAGGCAGAATTCGGCGCCATCGCAAAGCAGGTTGACGCAGCGATCGTCCAGCTTCAAAGCGCGATGATGGACCTTGACAAGCTTCCTCAGAATTGGGAGCCTACCAAGACGATCGCTTCCGTGAACGTTGGTGGCTTCTCGCTCGGAGATATTGTCCGTATCCGCGAAAAGCGCCAGAGCCAGTACGCGGATGTTTTGGATGCCGAATCGGTCAAGATGCCGATGAAGGTTTCCAAGATCGGAAAGTCGAAGATCGTGGTCGATCTCGGTGGTGGAAAGGTTACCGTAATCACCAAGTCGCATTTGGTTCCGAACAACAAGCCGATCGAAGAGGAGCGTGCGGAGCAGGCAAAGATCGATCAGGCGCGTAAGGACAAGGCTGCCGCTGCTGCCACCGAAGCTTCGACCGCAGCGAAGTGATAAGTAGTTACTAGTCGCGATACGATGCAACCTACTAATGTGATAATTGGTAGGTTGCATAAACGCGGAAAGTAACGCGAGAAATTGGATTGATTATACAATGAATGTAAAAGAACATGCGTACAACAACATTACCGATTCGTACGCTCAATTCCTAGCTACTCCTACAGACGTTAATTACGCAGACCTCATTAATGCGATGTCTGCTTATCTTGAAGCTAGTAAACCTAAATTGCGAACAGCTAGTGAGATGTCGTGGGATGAATTGAAAGCTTTTACACAATCAGCTATTGAAATTATTCAAAGCGAGAGCGGAGATCATTTCGACAAAGTTGAAGAATTGCGAAAGTTGATTAATGAGCATTCAATTAAGGATGCTTATGAAGTACCGCATAA